CAGGCAGAAATTGATCGAACCGAGGAATGTTGGAAGAACAATGAACGCTCTGAAACCATTTTCAAGGCGAGCAGTAAAGTGAACGAATTATTACCAAATGAAAAAGCTACAGAAAAAGTACGTAAATTTTATGGTAGTGGTTTCGCCAGCTCTGTTGCTTCGAAGAAGGCCTTAGCAGGTATTCCTCGATTCATGAAGAAGTATTGGAAAGAAACTGAGTGTTTAGTAGGGATTGATCCTCTTTCGAAAGAATGGGCTGATTTCCATGATTTCGTTACTGAATATAGCGTTGAAAACATGATCGACGGAGATTTCGCCGGTTTTGATACGCGAATGGCTGCCCAGATTACGGGAGCTGCTTCTAAGATTTTGGAGGCATGGTATGAGGAAGTGGGCACCTCCGAAGAAGATATGAAAATGATTCGCGGAGCACTTTCTGATATTATTCACCCAAATATCTTGTTCGATGGTGATTTGTATCGTTTTGCAAATGGTAATCCTTCTGGCAATATTATTACTGTCCAGTTGAATAGCATTTGCAATTCTATCATGATGCGATATGTGTATTACGCTATGATGCCCAATGTGAAGCAAACATTTTCTGAAAATGTACGCTTGGGGACTTATGGTGATGATAATGCCATGTCAGTGAAACATCATTGCAAGTGGTACAACCACACCAGTTGCCAAGCTGAATTCGCTAAGCTTGATATCAGTTACACTATGGCTGATAAGGATGCTAAATCTGTCCCTTACATCCCAGTTGAGAAGATTTCTTTCTTGAAAAGATCTTTTGTTCGCCATGAGACTTTGAACACGATTGTTGCCCCAATCGAGGAAGATTCCATCTTTAAGAAATTCCATTACATTAAGAAACCCAATGAAACGCCCCTAACTCCAGAAGAGCAGTTTGGTGCGTATACTGATGGATCTTTCCGTGAAGCCTATTTACACGGTCAGGTCTATTATAATAACTTTCTTGACGCAATTCGAACAATTGTAGACAAGAACCCCCAATTGAAACACCATGTTGCTTTCATTACGTATGAGGAGATGACACTTACGTTGAGTCCTCCTTATCGTTCTGATTATGTTAACGACAACAAGAAGCTATATGCTGACAGTTGTGGTGTACCAG